ATGAATGATACCGACCGCAGCAGCTACGTTGAAGCCATTGTGAAGCTGCTGGAAAAAACAGACCTGCGCAAACTGCGCCTGATCTGGGTCTATGTGGAGCGCATGACCCGCACCAACTAAGCCGACCCGGCCCGAACTGGCCGTGTTTATAATTTTTTTGTTTCGCCCGTAGTGGCGAAGAAAGGATTTTACCATGAACGAAATGAAGAACTTTTTCAACACCACCAGCACTGACACCATCGGCGAGTGCCTGAGCGGCGAGAAGCTGCTGAACGCATCCCGCGATGCAAAGGGCAACACCCTGCTGACCTTTGAGAGCGCCTATGAGGGCTACTCTGATCTGCTGACCATCATGCCAGACGGCTCTGTGATCGGCACATTCATCTGTGACGAGGAGCAGCGGCCCCAGACCGTCAACGATACCCAGTGCGCTGCCAATGAGATCGTTAAGATGGACGATCTTATCCGCTATGAGAACAGTGCAGAGTTTCACCGTGCATACGCCGACTTCTTGGTCGCAGCGGAACTGCTGGCAGTTGATGGGCAGGCGGTGGTTACTCTGGCAGAGCTGGCACGGAAGTGTGCAGACGCGGCGCAGCTGAATGCCTATCGTTTGGCTACGCGTTACCCTGTGATGGTGCGTGCAGCACTGGGACTGCCCGACATCAACTATACGCCCGGCTTTAACCCGGACGTTGATCTTGACACCGATTCTATTTCTTCGATGCTGCCCAACTACTTCGGCCTGCTGAAGCCGCTGCATGAAGAAGATGGGTGCGACCCTAGCGAGGGCGTTGTTCTGCTGTTCCATGACAAGCCTAACGCCAAAGAACCCAGCGCAGAGCTGAAGATTGTTCCGATGGTGAACGCTGAAGGCGTGCCGGTTCTGTCTGTCAGGGTGAGCGACCTGCCCCAGCAGTAAGCCCAAGACCGCCGACAAACAGAAAGCCGCCTTTCCCCGCGCCAACAGGGACGGGCGGCAAATGGCGGGACAACGCATTGCAGTAATGTTTCCCGCCCTCATTTTAGCAGAAAGAAGAGGGATTTTCAATGTTTGGTTACACCGCTTATCAATTTTCTTGTGTCGCCCCTGTGGCGCTGATGTTCTTCGTGGGTGCCGCTGTGATGTGGTTCAGCGGCATCCGGTAAGGGGGTGTGCAACATGACGAGAGAAGAATCTTTAGAAGCCCTGTGCGTGGCTTTTGAGAAGCTGGACGAGGACGAACAGCGAGGGATGATCCGGCTTATTGAGCAGATGAAGCGTGCCCATACTTTTGGTCTGGACGTCCGTTTTGACGAGCACACTTTCACTTTCTTTATCGCAGATGCAGCGACCAACACCGTGATTGCGCCGCCGCCGATGAATATTCCTACTGTGGAAGCATGGCTGGACGACTACGAGAAAGAAGAAGCCGAAGAATGACATTGTAAGGTGATATTCTTGCAGTTAAGTCCGTTTTATGGTACAATAGCAGCGTGATACGAACGCTCTTTTAGACCATTACAATGCGTAAAATTTAACGGTGGTGCGTGGAGTACAGAGCGCCACCCCCACCCCTGAGAGCGTGTTACAGCCCCGGAAAGGCTGCTGCACGCTCTTTTTATTTGCCGGAGGTCATTGATACCATGAAGAAAAAGCTCAAGAAATGCCCTGTCTGTGGGGCTGTGATGTACCAGTTTGCACCGGGAATCCGCTGTCTTGACTGCGAGATGAAGCAATCCCAGGACGAACGGGAGCGGAACCGCGTGAAAACTCTGGCATGGGCTGCATATCATCTGGAACGCGGCGAACGGCTGTCACTGGGCGAAGCTACTGTGATGGCTGACGCTATGGGCATGAGCTACGGCGCATACAGTTTACAGTTGTCCCAGCAGAAACGCAATGTGGAAATAAAATGACATTGCATAGCACTATATTTGCATTTTACAACGTTCTGTGGTATACTGAGCGTAGCAGGCGGTTTATAGCGCCGTCCGGCTCCTGACTGCTCTTTACTGCACGGTCTGGCTGTGGGTGTGCCATGACCCACGATCAGAGCGCCCAGCATTGCAGGAGCGGACACACCCCCTTGCACCGGGCTTTTCCTTTCCCCGGTGCGCCATGCGCGGCAATAAGGTGCCGCCTGCTATTTTTCACGTCTACTCATACGGAAAATGAGGTGCTATCAATGGAGAATCCCAACCCTACCCCCAGCGCCGCCCAGCAGCCCGAAAATAACGGCTCTGAGCGGACTTTTACCCAAGACGAAGTAAACACCATCGTTGCAGATCGGCTTGCCCGTGAGCGCTCCAAGAGTGCCGAGCGCGTGGGCGACCTTGACGCACGAGAAAAAGACCTGAAAGCCCGCGAGGAAGCGTTGGAAGCCAAAAGTCAGCGCTTCAACCAGTGGGAAGCCCGGGAAGCCTGCAAGCAGTATCTGGCTGATAACCATATCAGCGCGGCGCTGCTGGATAAGCTGGACACCAGCGACCCAGAAGCGTTCAAGACCGCTGTAAAGGCGGTGCAGAGCGTCACCGGCAATGGGTACAGCGTCACTAAGACGACCACCGGCGCAAAGGTGGACACCCCGCCGATGTGGCTTTCTCAGGGCAAAGACAAAGACGCTGAGTTAAAGCGGGCTTTCGGTCTGAGCAACTGAAAGAGGATCTATAAATGGCTATTGAGTTAGCAACCCAGTTCCAGGCATATACAGACGAACAGTTTTACTCCGAGAGCAAAACCAGCCTTGTGACGAACAAGGATTTCAGCTTTGACGGCGCAAAGACCATCAAGCTGTATAAGGTCAAGTCCACCGAGATGGAGGACTTCAACCGCAACGGTCCCATTCCGGAGGGGAACAAGTCTCAGTATGGCACGATCAGCACCCTGCAGGCCACCACCGAGACATTCACGATCAACAAAGATCGTTCTTTCACGTTCGAGGTGGACAAGATGGACACGGACGAAACCAAGATGCAGGTTGCAGCCGCCAGCGCTCTGGCACGCCAGCAGCGTGAGAAGGTGTTCCCGGAGATCGACTCCTATGTTTACAGCGTGATGGCAGCAAATGCAGGCATTAAGCCGGAAGCCGCAGCCCTGACCGCTGAAAACATCTATACCGAGATCATCACGGCAAATGCCCAGATGGATGATGCAGAAGTGCCCGCATCTGGCCGCGTGCTGATTCTGACCCCCACCGCATACACGCTCCTGAAGCAGTCCAAGGCCACCTTTGACAATCAGGACATTGGTGCAGAACTGCGCAAGAAGGGCGTTATTGCCCAGCTGGACGGCCTGAACGTGGTCAAGATCGCGTCTAACCGCCTGCCCGCGAAGTTTGGCTTCATGATCGCGCATCCCGTGGCTACCGTGGCCCCGGTCAAGCTGGCAGAGTATAAGATTCACCTTGACCCGCCTTTCCTGTCCGGCAGTCTGGTGGAAGGCCGAATTTACTACGACGCGTTCGTTCTGGAAAACAAAGCAAAGGGCATCTATTATCAGGCTGTTGTCTGATATGGCATCATCTGGGCGCATGGGGCTGACCTGTGCGCCCTTTTTATATCGAGGTGAGTATCTTTGAAGGTCAAACTTTCGACCCCGGCAGAAGTGCGCCGCACTCTGTCCAAAATCGCAAATATGCTCCTGAACAACCAAATCGACCCCCAAAGAGCCACGGCCATAACGAATTGCTGCAACGCTGTCCTGTCCTGCATCCGGCTGGATGAGCAGCAAAAGCGCATTGATGAGCTGGAAAAGCTGCTGCAAGAGGTGGGCATAGATGAACCAACTTGACCGGCTGGAAAAGCGCATCCGGGCACTACAGGCCCGGAAAGCGGCCAGAGCTGCCACATTTGAGCGCGTGCAGGGCATTGACCCGACTGAGCACGAAGCGGCTGTATATCACGCCCTGCATGAGGATATAGCAGCCGATGCACACACCTACTACAATTTGCCCGGTGGGCGTGGCTCCTGCAAATCCTCTTTTGTGTCGTTGGAGATCGTGGACGGCATTCAGAAAGACCCCACCGGCACCGGCTCTGCTGTGGTGTTCCGACGGTGGGGCAGCACCTTGCGGGAATCCGTGTTTGCACAAATCCAGTGGGCTATTGACGCGCTGGGCGTGTCTGACCTGTGGAGCTGCACCGTGTCGCCCATGCGTTGCACCTACCTTCCTACCGGCGCACAGATCATCTTTCGAGGGCTGGACGATAACAGCAAGATCAAGTCCATCAAGCCTGCAAAGGGCTTCTTTCGGTGGGTATGGTTCGAGGAATTTTCCGAGCTGCCCGGTGAAAATTTTGTACGCTCTGTAATGCAGTCTGTAGGCCGTGGCGGCAATCCTGTGGTGTTCCGCAGCTTCAACCCGCCTGTGTCCCTGAATAACTGGGCAAATAAGTTTATCCAGCAGCCCAATGAGGAAGCATTGACCCTGCACACGGACTACACCCAGGTGCCGCCTGAATGGCTGGGAGAGGTGTTTCTGAACGAAGCCCAGCGCATCCAGAGCCTAAACCCGAAGGTGTACGAGCATGAGTATTTGGGCATTCCCACCGGCAGCGGCGGCGAGGTTTTCACCACGCTGGAAGTGCGAGAGATCGCAGACGAAGAGCTTGCAATGCAATGCTATCGCTATGTGGGCATTGACTTCGGCTTTGCGTCTGACCCTGCTGCCGTTGTGGCTCTGTTCTATGACCGCAGCACCGAAACCATCTACTTTGCGGATGAGATTTACAAACGCGGCCTGTCGAATGAGGCTCTTGCCGCGGAGATCAGAGCGCACGGCCTTGACCATGTGGGCGAAACCAGAAAGAACCCCATCACAGGCGCAGAAACAGCCCCGGAACAGGTTATTTATTGCGACTGCGCCGAACCCAAGAGCATCATGGACTTGCGTACATACGGCTTGCAGGCGCGTCCCTGCACCAAGCACCCCGGCTGTGTAAACTACCGCATCAAGTGGCTGCAAAAGCGGACGCTTGTAGTTGACCCCAAACGCACACCCAACATCTACCGCGAGTTCTCACAATATGAGTACGACACGGACAAGGACGGCAATTTTCTGCCCAGTGTGCCAGACGCGGAGAACCATACAATAGACAGTGTTGCATACAGCCTTGACCGTCTTATTTTCAACAAGAACGAAGGAGCGTAAAGCCATGCTTGAACTGCATCTTATCTGCCCGTATTGCGGCAAAGACTTCCCGCGCTATGATAATGAGGTAGTGGGGGACGAGGGCGCTGGCCGTACCTGTCCCCGCTGTGGTATGCAAATGCCCGAGTGGGACTATACCGACGTCAAGAGCGCTTTCCTGACCCTGTGCGACCTTGACGAGAAGATGAACCACGACAAGGAAGGTGTACCGCTGCCGCCCGAAAAACAGGGCTGGAAAATCGAGATTAGACAGGGGTAA